GGTGTGTTCGGATATCTCACCCGTGCCTATGCTGAAGGCACAGAAGGATTGGATGCCAACTCGGAACAAATTGCTTTGTTGGATGCACAAATTGCCATTGAACAAGACAACGTGAGTGTGTCACGCACCACGTTACAACAATTAGACAAAGCAGTTAGTAACTTAAATGATAGTAGTCGGGTTGAACGCGCTATTCAAGTACGTAATAGTCAACGCCGGGAACGCACAGATTTAAATTCTGTAATTGCCACAAGCAATCAAAAGATTGCTGAGTTGAAGAAGCAGAAAGCAGAATTGAATCTAGGACAAAGAAAATTGGAAACAGAAGTAGGGCCTATTAAGTATGTGGCACAGTTAGTGTATGGTGCAGATGATACCAGTACTATTGACAAAGCAGTTCGGTTACTTGTATTGTTGTTAATCTTTGTGTTTGACCCACTGGCAATTCTCATGGTGATTGCTGCTAACATTTCTATGAAGAATAAACCATTAGAAATTACTAAAACTATTATTCCTCCTACAAAGAATTTTGCAGAAACCATCAAATCTGAATCTGCTATTAACCCCAACAATACCACTAAAATGGATACAGATTGGAATCCAGGTAGTTGGTTCCGTATAGTAAAGAAGCCTAAATGACGGTAAGTTGTTGATTTATAAGCACTTACAAAGGACTTGACAAACTGCCCTCGGTGTGTTATATTTAAGTATACTCTAAAAATGGAGGCAGTATGAATTATCTTGATCCAGTTGTTCGTGAAGGTGTGAAGAACATTCTTCGTGCTTCAGTGATTGACATTACCTTCACCAAGGCGGACGGTTCTGAACGGGTGATGAAGTGCACCTTGAATGAGGAGTTTATCCCTGCCCGCGAGGAATCTGAAACTCCAACCTCAGTTCGAAAGGTTAATCCTGATGTATGTCCGGTATGGGACATGGAAAATCAGGCCTGGCGTTCGTTCCGTTGGGACTCACTTAAAAAGATTGCCATCTAATTATGTCGAAACTTCATTCTGTTCTTCCTCCAGCGTCAGAGGCAGCTTTTCTGGGCGATGAACCCACCTGGTCTGAACTTGTTTCGGAAGAGAAATATAATTCTGAGTTAAGTAAAGCTTTGAATTGGCACAACTATTGTGCTTCTGATAAAGATTATCAGAAATATATGGAGCAGTGGATCCGTGAGCATCGCTCAAGTTCAGCTAAGCGAGACATTGAAGCATTTAGGAAACTTTCTTTTGTGAATAAAACCATTTGTGCTCTTGCTCGAATTCACCTCCAGGGATTTCCGTTGAAGTCTAAAGATTCACAACATATCCGTAATTACATCATGGAGTTCACCGGCATTTCTGGAAAGAAGGTTACCACCCAAACATCTACTAAAGTTAGGAGTGTTCCTTCAATCCAAGAACGAATCCGTGCGCAAGTAGCATCCATTCTATCTGACTTAGATGTCCGCGTGGATGATGCCTTTGAAGATAATTTGGCTACGCCCGAGGACATTTCGGGAGATATTCTGTCACAAAATTTCAAGGGTCCGCAGCTCAAGCTCATTCAGGATTATTTGAATCGCAATTTGATTGAATGGATTCAGGCATATTCTGGTGACGATGAACAGCTTGCCCAGGGATACAAGTATATCGGAAGGCGTAATCTCAAAAAGATTATTGATACTTTCACTCAGGTCATGGATACCATTTCACAGCAATCCACACGGATCAAGACGCAGCGTATTCGCAAGAAGAAGCCTGTGGACAAGAAGAAGATGGCAAGCAAGCTTCGCTTCATGAAGGATTTCCCAGAACTGAACATTCAGAGTTTGAATCCGGTTGATATCATCGGCGCCAATATGATTTGGGTCTATGATACCAAGAAGCGCCGACTTGGATACTATGAGGCAGAATTGAAGAACAGTTTGTTTGTGAAGGGTACAAAGATTGAGGGATTCAAGGTGACCTGCGAGAAAATTCTACGTAAGCCCGAGGAACAAATTCCCGAAATCATGAAGCTCCGAAAGAATCAGACGGTCAATTGGTTTGATGGCATTCGTGCAAAGTGTAAGGACATGACTGGACGTACTAATACTAATCTCATTCTGTTGAGGATTGACTAATGAATACACAATTTGATTTGGAAGATATGTTGATGAAGTGCTGGCATGTGACTGACGATATTGACCTCGTGGCTACAATGGTAGGAAACATGGATATCAACGCACGGGATAAGGATCGACTCTTGAACATTCTTATTGGATTGAAGGAGTTGTATAATGCTCGCCATAGTGCAACGTTCGCTGTATTTGAAGACCTTGTGGGTCGAGGTGTCTTTACAAAACCCCATTGGGACCAGTCCTCATTCAATCCTCCTGTTTGATTAATGGATAATTTTCATTATCATTTTGGGATACATAGTAACATCCCAATGTGTTGTGCACTTTTCTATCAGCGAAAAAAGGATGAGGGGGTTGAACAAATTGGTTTAACCTATCGTCCTGAATTCATGGATCTTGACAAATATTTGCATATTCGTTATGTTTTATGTGATGACTGTGCTCATCAAGTGCTTTCAGGTAACCACACTGTAGTACGTACATTACATCTTTGCCATCGGGATCCCACTCCTGATTGTGAAATATATCTTACAGAGGTAACATGATTATTGTAGATTATAGCCAGACGGCAATTAGCACTCTCATGGCAGAGCTTCGTGGGCGGACTGACGCAGAAATCAGTACGCCACTTATTCGCCATATGATTATTAACGCACTACGCAGCTATAAGCTGAAGTATGGAAAAGAGTTTGGGGAAATTGTTATTGCCTGTGATAATAAACATTATTGGCGCAAGAAGATGTTCCCATATTACAAGGCAAATAGAAAGAAGGCGCGAGATGATTCTGGTTTCGACTGGCATGCCATTTTCGAGGCGTTGAATCAAATCAAGCAGGAACTTGCCGAGCATTTCCCTTATCCTGTTGTTGAGGCGGAAACGGCAGAAGCCGATGACATTATTGCATCACTGGTAATTTGGTCACAGGACCATGACCTTGTTCAAGAAGGTCTTGATATGGTCCCGCAACCTGTGTTGATCCTATCAGGCGACCATGACTTCACACAGCTTCAACGTTACAAGAACGTGAAGCAGTATAGCCCCATCCACAAGAAGTGGGTGAAGGCGGAAGAAAGCATTGATAAGATTGTCATGGAACATATTCTATTGGGTGACAAGGGTGACGGTGTACCTAACTTTCTTTCACCGGACGATGTGTTTGTAAGCGGTGGTCGGCAGAAGCCTATTCGTAAAAAGGATTTGGAAGAATGGAAGAAGCTACCCATCTCACATTGGGATGGTACACCCCATGAGGCAAACATTCGTCGTAATGCCAATTTGGTGGACTTGCGAAATATCCCAGAGGAGATTGGCCAAACTATTATAAATAACTTCACATCTCAAAAGGATGTTCGGGATAAATCACAATTGCTAAATTATTTTATTGCTCACAAGATGAAGAATCTCATGGAGCACATCACGGAGTTCTGATATGAAAGCAACAGCGGTCATGTTGTTAAATGAAAAACTAGATTATATTGCTAAAGGTGAGACACTTGAAATTCAAGTAAATCGTGCCAGAGAAATTGCACGTTTGGATGTTACATTTGCTCCCTTGATGCGTATGGCAGTTATTGCTGAAGAAAAACTATCAGGGTTACCTGACGGTATGCCTGATACGTATAAGCCTGAAACAGCCATTCCTGATGGTATTTCCCATACCACAGCACGTCAGGAATTTCGTAGAATAAAAAACTTTCTACCTAAAGGTTCCATGCAACAAATACCTACACACAAAAGAGAGCTTAGTTGGTTACAAATGCTCGAAGGAATGCACTGGAAAGAAGCCAATGTCATGGTCCACATTAAGGATCAAACATTACTTCAAGTGTATCCAAACATGCGTGAGGTCTTGACAACCTTAGGTGCAAAGATTAATATCAAAGAAGTAGCACAAGAAACAAAAAAGAAAAAGCCCAAAAAGACGTAAAGTGTAATCTACATCTACGTACCCTGGGGCTTGACAAATGAGTCCCAGGGTATTATATTTAAGTATAGTGAAAAACAACAAAAAGTTTCAAAGTAGGGCTTGACAAACGAAGGACACTGTGTTAGATTACATATGTGTTCGCTAGTTGACAACTACAGTACTTACGCCGCGTTCGTCTATCGGTTAGGACGCTAGACTTTCACTCTGGTAAGATGGGTTCGATTCCCATACGCGGTACTTCTCGTCAACTTTGTAGGGTGATTTGACGTTAAATGCAGAACTCTACCGCTATTCATATTCGGCGCAGGAATATGGGCTTGGCAACGTCTCGGATGTTGCAAAAGGTTAAGGGGAGCGGGTCTAGACCGCGCGACATCCTTGGGTATCTGGAACATACCTCAATTGTCACCCCTCTACTGCCCTCTCGTATAATGGCAATACAGTTGACTTTGGATCAACGAATCGTGGTTCGATTCCATGGAGGGCAATGTAGTACCCGTCAATAAAAAACAAACAAAGGAGATAATATGCGTAATATGATTTTTGCAGTAGCACTTGTTGGTCTTGCCGCTTGTGGTAGCAAGGAAGAAACCGCAGTTGATACCACAGTTGCCGCCCCTGCTGATACGGCAGCTGCTGTAACGGTTCCTGACAGTGCAGTAACCAGCACACCACTTGACACAGTGGTAGCCAAGTAACAAAGTAGGTCCTTCGGGACCTACTCACGGGTCCATAGCTCAGCTGGGAGAGCGTCCGCTTTGCAAGCGAAAGGTCGTCGGTTCGATCCCGACTGGATCCATATTGGGTGGTTAGCTCAGTTGGTTAGAGCATCTCGTTTACACCGAGAGGGTCGGGGGTTCGAGTCCCTCACTACCCATAACAAGGAGAAACATGAATACAGTTACCATACATGCTCATGTAAAGACACTTGACAATTGTATATGGATTGTGCATATTAATGATGTGCGACATGAGGCAACCGATGTCATCATCAATTGTAAATCATACACAACAAGAAAATCAGAAAAAGATAAAATAGGTATGTGGAGAATCATATGTCACCCTGAACGGGTGTCATGGCAAGACAAAACATGTATTCTTGATTAGGCTCTGGTGGCGGAATGGTATACGCGGCGGTCTCAAAAACCGCTTCCCACCCGGGATTGCGAGTTCGAGTCTCGCCCGGAGCATAAGGACAGTTGGCAGAGTGGTCTATTGCAGCGGTCTTGAAAACCGCCGTACTGAAAGGTACCGAGAGTTCGAATCCCTCACTGTCCGTGACTTTATCATGAGGTACTGATGCCTTATAAAATTACAAATTCTGAAAAGAAGGATGTATCTGATAAAACCTATTGGATGAAAACGCTACACAATGGGAAAAAGATATATCTGGAAGATGAAGTATGGTATCGGTGGGGTGAGGTGATTGTTGAAGATGACCCCCGTGAGAATGGTTGGAAAGAAGGTGAACCATTAGTTGCAGGTGATTTTAACATCACAGACCATAACTTAAATGATGGATGTTGGTCAGATAGGTATGGGGTGGAAGAATTATCGAAAAAAGAACAGAAACTTCTTGAAGAAGTAATGTTCTTGGATGAGGCAGGTTGGGAAGCATATGACTCAGAGATTACATTCTACGGTCCTGTAGAAATTGAAGAAGTAGATGAATGAGCGTCGGTAGCTCAATTGGTAGAGCACTGGTCTCCAAAACCAGGGGTTGGGGGTTCGATTCCCTCCCGGCGTGTGCGCGCTCATGGCGGAACTGGCAGACGCACCAGACTTAGGATCTGGCGGTGAAGAACCGTGGGGGTTCAACTCCCTCTGGGCGCATGAAGGGCTTGACAAATGAAGTACACTGTAGTATATTACATATGTTAATTGAAAATGAATGAATGGCAGTAATGAAATGCTCCGATGGTGAAATCGGTAAACACAGGAGACTTAAAATCTCCCGCCCCAAAGGCTTGTCGGTTCGATTCCGACTCGGAGCACTGTAGTAAAATAGTTGGCAGTGAAGCACACCCACTTCACGTTAGCTCCCTCAATGACGGTATGAACTGGTCGTAACACCGGTGCGTAGGGCTCCTACGGGTTCCGTCCCAACTATGTATTAATGTAGTAATGCACCCCTAGTGTCAGCGGTTAGCACAAGAGACTTTTAATCTTTTAGGGCTGGGTTCGAATCCCAGGGGGTGCACTTGTAGGACGATGAGCAACGGAAACCAATCAGACCTTAAGTCCACTGGTAATATATTCCGCCTGTAGCTCATCGGTTAGAGTGGCCGTCTTATAAACGGTTGGTAGATGGTTCAATTCCATCCAGGCGGATTACATTATGGTACGGAGAGATATATGAAACAAAGAATTATCAATATGCTTCGCACACAGGCCGAAGCAGAACGTGAGAAGGCGCTACTTTCATTGGAGTTATTGATGAATCATCCGGTAGGTATCGGTGACCACTCAACAGGTGATTTCTATAAGAACGCAGAAGAAGCATTACAGATGCTTGTTGATGCCGAAGATAAGTTGGAAACATTGGATAAGTATTTTTCTGAATAAAGTAGTTGCACGTGTCATATAACGGCTATTATCCTAGCCTTCCAAGCTAGAGACATGGGTTCGACTCCCATCACGTGCTTGTCTAAATAGATGTACGCTAGCATAGCTCAGTTGGTAGAGCAGCTGATTTGTAATCAGCAGGTCGTCGGTTCAAACCCGTCTGCTAGCTCTTTTGCCTCGATAGCTCAATGGTAGAGCATGTGACTCTTAATCACCAGGTTCTAGGTTCGAGTCCTAGTCGGGGCACATTGTTTTGCTGTTGCGGGTGTAGCTCAGTTGGTAGAGTACTTGCTTGCCAAGCAAGTTGTCGTGGGTTCGAGTCCCATCTCCCGCTCTTTGAAACGCCTCTGTAGCTCAGTTGGTAGAGCGCCAGCCTGAAGAGCTGGGCGTCGGCGGTTCGACTCCGTCCGGAGGCATTGTAGTGCAACCATTCCCAGATAGCTCAGTCGGTAGAGCAGGTGACTGTTAATCACCGGGTCGGGGGTTCAAGTCCCTCTCTGGGAGCTAATTTAACTTAATGAGATATTATGAAAGACATTTTATTTGCAAAACCCAGAACGTTAACAGAAACAGAAGAACACATTATTGTGAAACGCAAGTGGTGGGCGGTGGTACTGCTGATTATTGGCGGTGTTATTCTTGCGGGTAGATTACCTGTACCTCTGTTTATTCCCTATGTGTTTTTCTTTTTTGGTCATGGAGGCATGTTACATAGCTTCTATAAGAAGCATGATTATCCCATGGTTATTGTCAATGCCGTTTGGCTACTCATTGATATGATTGGTATGATTCGCTGGTTTTAATATGAAAGTTTCCATTGGTCGCTATCCAAAAGATCCAAACAAAGAACGGAAGATTTCTGTGAAAATTGATCCATGGGATACGTGGAGTATGGATGTGACATTGGCGCATATCATTCTTCCTATGCTCAAGCAATTGAAGGAAACAAAACAGGGCGCGCCATATGTTGATGACGAAGATGTACCTGAACACCTCCGCAAATCAGCAGCTCCACCAACTGAAAATGAGTGGGATACGGATGACAATCATTTCAAGCGGTGGGATTATGTTCTTGATGAAATGATTTTTGCGTTTGAAAGTAAACAAAATTGTACTTGGGTGGAAAAATATGTAAACCAAGTACGTATCATTAATGGACTTCGATTGTTTGGAAAATATTACGAAAGTTTATGGGACTAAATCATGTATAAAAAATATGAATATGAAAAGACCACACTCACCGCTCAGAGTTACAACAACAAGATTACAGTAGAACTTCCTGCTGACATCACGTTGAATGAATTTCTTGATGCATGCCGTGTACTGGCTATTGGATTAACCTTTTGTCCTGACTCTTGGAAAGAGACCATCATTAATTTGGCTGATGAATATCGTGAACTTGATGAATATCGTGAAAAAAAATTCACACTCGGCAGTTCTGTATCTAGCACTGATGATGAATTTTTTCTATGAGATTTCTCACACGAAAGCTCGTACAACCCGGTGATTTAAATGCGGGCAGTACCTTGTTTGGAGGAAGATGTTTGGCGTGGATTGATGAAGAGGCCGCAATCTACGCCAGTATTGAATTACGTCATCGTAGAGTTGTTACCAAAAGCATCTCCGCCATCAACTTCATTGCTCCTGCCTTTCAAGGAGACATTGTTGAAATTGGCGTTGCACTAAAGAAAGTAGGCAAGACGAGCATCACGCTTGAGGTTCAGGTACGGGACTTGACAACTCAGCGTGTTATTGTTAATATTGATGAAATGATTTTTGTTGCTGTTGATGAAAATGGGAGACCGGTGAAACATGGACTCTGTAAATAAGTTTATCATTGCCACAGGTGTATGGATCATTCTCACTCTTGTTGTGTATAAACACATAGGATGGGAAAAGGTTCGTGAATGTTATTTGTTATGGACGAAACGAGAATATTGGACCAATTATAACATTGTTGAAGCCTTGAGCTGGTTTGCCAAGGCTATTATCATTGTCCCAGGATTAATCTTCAATGTTAGTATCTGGTGGTTATATTTCTTTACGCTGTTCACAAGTTTAACCTTAATTTGGGCAAGTAATAAAAAACTTCTCCCCACCCTGGTAGGATTCAATACATTATGGGCATGGATTAGTTGTATGGTACTTGCAAAACACATACTATGATTCCTGATAATTATAAATTTGTTGTTGTGGGTGGCGGGACTGCTGGTTGGTTGTCAGCTCTATTTCTGAAAAAGAATATCCCCAAGGCACACATCACGGTGATTGAAAGTAGTGATATCGGTATTCTAGGTGCGGGCGAAGGCACTGTTTGGAATTTCATTGAATTCTTGCAGAGCATTGATATTTCTCCTGCTGATATTGTGTATCATGCCCAAGGCACATTTAAAAATGGGATTAAGTTCACCAATTGGAACGGCGACGGTGAACATTATTTTCATGGTTTTTCCGATCCAGGTGAAGTTACCATTGAACATCCCAAGGTGCCATACTTTGACTTTTCTTTACCACATTTAGAAGCTCTAGCGGCAGGAAAAAATTTAGATGGTGTGAATTTCAGTGCACAAGTTTCTTCTAACAATGATGTCAAGTATAAGACAAACGGAAAGAAAACTAGTGATCCCTATGAACATTTCACACAGCTTGGGCATACAGGACTACACTTTGATGCTCGTTTATTGGCGCAATATTTAAAAAATGTTGGTGTGTCCCGTGGCATTGAATTGATAGATGCAAAGGTGACATCGGTGACAGAAGATTTCACCCATAACATTTCTGATATCCGATTGGATAACGGCGCAGTACTACATCCTGATTTCGTGTTCGATTGTTCTGGATTCCATAGATTAATTCTTGGAAAACATTATCAGGAATATTGGGAATCATATGAAAATCATCTTCCTGTAAATCGTGCACTTCCATTTTTCTTACCTCGCACGGAAGAAAAAATTCCTCCATACACCGAGGCAATTGCCATGAAGTATGGTTGGATGTGGAAAATCCCTGTGGGTGAACGTTATGGGTGTGGTTATGTGTTTGATGGCCGATTAATTACTGATGAACAAGCAAAACAGGAAATTGAAGAACTTGTTGGACATGAAATCACTTCACCGAAAACATTCTCATTCACTCCTGGGTCATTCTATCGCCCTTGGAGACACAATGTTTTGGCAATGGGATTGGCAGCAAACTTCATTGAACCTCTGGAAGCTACAAGTATTTGGGTAACAACCATGTCACTTCGCATGTTCGTGAAATATTTTGAAGGATATCTGTTGAAGAATTTCTCGTATGTTGATTCATACAACAACGAAGTCCGTGAAATGAATAAGGAAATTTGTGCATTCATTTATTTTCATTATCTAACGAAGCGAGATGATACAGATTTTTGGAGAAACTTTCGTGTGAACAATGCTCCACCTGAAAAATATTATTTCATGTATGCTGAGTTAACATCAGGAAGATTCGAAAGAAAATATTTTGGTGTTGCTAGTTATATGCAGGTGGGAGCGGGTATTAACTATTTTGGATTGTTGGGTGCGCGTCAAATGTATGAATATCAGCTAGAGATTTTTGGCGCCGATAAATATAAAAATGATAAGCTATTCAAGACTTTTGAGATGGAGAAACTCACCTCTGAATGTGTTGACCATGCTTTCATTATAGAGTATATTAAGAAGCGTCACCCTGAGGTGTTGAGAGAATCATGAAAGTAGAACATGTATTCAACAGAAAAATTATTCGGTTTCAATGTGATGAAGTGGAGTTTTACACCAATGAAAATTTTCTTCATAATTTAAATAGATTGTTCAATCACCCAGCAATGCGAGACACCGTTTCGAATGAACAGGTGGGTGATGCCCAAACAACAGTAGGAAAGAATTTTCTACTTCCTTTGAAGTTGCCCGGTGCGGAAAATCTAGAGCGTTGGATTCATGAACGATTAATGGAAGCAGCACCCCATTTCGTAGATTTCACACCCACCAGTATTCAATTTGTTCGCACATGGACAAATAAAATGTTTCGTGGGTGTGAAGGACAGACACACAATCACAGAGGTCCCAATCACGGCGTTGGTGTGTTTTATGTGAATATCCCAGAGAATGGAAGTGATTTAGTGTTTGTGCGCGACGGTGTGTACATGACAAAGATTTCAGATTATGCAATAGGTGATGTTGTATTTGCAGGAACGCGAACAGGTGAATTAGTACTACATGATACAGAAATTTCTCATGCTGTATCTGAACATGATAATGATGAACCAAGAATTTGTATCGTTGTGGAGTTCACATATATTCCATAACACTGGGGTGGTAGCTCAGTTGGTTAGAGCATCCGACTGTCACTCGGAAGGTCGCGGGTTCGACCCCCGTCCATCCCGTATGAAAAAAGTTAAAAGTCCTTGTGTCAAACAATGTAAACTCCAAGATGATTATTGTTTTGGTTGTTTCCGGCATATAGATGAAATTGTCAAATGGAGACACTTGACAAACGAAGAAAAAACTGTTATATTACAAGAGTTGGAACAAAGAAAAATGGCACGGTGGTCTGAACTGGCTGAGGCACCGCTCTCATAAGGCGGGTTTATGTGGGTTCAAGTCCCACCCGTGCTACTAACTTTGGGGGTGCCGCAGAGTTGGAGGACTGCAACAGACTGTAAATCTGTCGCCATTAGGCCTAGTAGGTTCGAATCCTTCCACCCCCATGATTGGAGGATATTATGAAAATAGGCGCGATAGCTGGTAATTTTGATGTGATACATCCTGGTTATATAAAAATGTTTCAGGAATGTAAAAAGAATTGCGATTATTTTATCATACTGTTACATGAAGATCCTAGTGTTGAACGTCCAAAAAAATTAAAACCTATTCTTTCAGTTGAAGAACGTATAGACATCCTAATGAGTATCCGTCATATTGATGATGTCATAGTATATAAAACTGAAGATGACCTCGTAAAAACATTACAATCATTAAAAATTAACGTTAGATTTTTAGGTGATGATTATATCAATAAAGAATTTACAGGAAAATATTTAGGAATACCTATTCATTATCTTGATAGAAGTCACGGGTGGTCAACCACAAAGTTTAAAAATTTAATTGCACAATCCATCGTCCCTTAGCTCAGCTTGGTTAGAGCGTTCGTCTGATACACGAAAGGTCCGGGGTTCAACTCCCTGAGGGACGACTTTGCCCTTGTAGCTCAATTGGAAGAGCAGGAGATTTCTACTCTCTTGGTTGTGGGTTCGAGTCCTGCCAGGGGCGCTAATGGAAGGTTCGCATAATGGTATTGCAGCTGTCTACTAAACAGCCGACCGAAAGGTTATGTGGGTTCGAATCCCTCACCTTCCGCTTTTTTCAATAGTTAGGAGATGTTATGATTCTACTTCTTGGCGATATTCATGGTAATACATCACGCCTTCGCTCTGCAATTCAGAAGGCAATGGAATGTGATGCAACAGCTCTCGTTCAAGTAGGCGATTTTGGGTTATTTCAAGGTAAACGAAATGAAGGAGAATTTTATGAAATGTGTAAAAATTCTTCAATACCTGTTTACTTCATTGAAGGAAATCATGATGATTGTAGCCGCTGGGTACGTTATGAAACAGTAACACGGGTATGGCATGATGCCAATTTGTTTTATATACCACGTGGCACGGTTATGGAAATAGATGGGCGCACTATCGCCTTCATGGGTGGTGCTGCCAGTATTGATAAAGATATGCGTTTACGTGAAGGTTGGCATTGGGATAAAGAAGAAAATATTTCAGGGCATGAAGTATTACGGTTATTTGAAAATGCTGAAGGAAAACAGATTGATGTATTGATTACCCATGATGTTCCTACATCTGTGTGTAAGACACATTTTGATGATAGTGGTAAATTATATTTTGGTGTTGGCAAGGATTGGCATGATGTAAATATGGATGTGATTCAACGCATCTGGGACCGTCTGGGTAATCCCATGATTTACTCTGGGCATATGCATCGGTCAGTGATTGGTCCTAACTATCGTATTCTAAATATTGATGAACTATTGGCAATATGATTATGATTATATGAAATTATCTGATGCCAATAATAATGAACAATTAGAAGTTATAGGATTGGAATCCAATGTGGAATATCTTGAACGATTACACTCATTGGGCATCATGGAGGGGTGTGCAATATGTCCTTTACGCAATCAAGATTCAACAATGATTGTGGATGTTCGAGGATGTAGATATGCATTGGGAAAAGAAATTACGGAATGTATTCTTGTTAGGCGCTTATAGCTCAACTGGATAGAGCATCTGACTACGGATCAGAAGGTTATAGGTTCGAATCCTTTTAGGCGCATATGAAAAAAACAACTGACAAAGAAATAGAGGAAATGCGTTTATCTCTGTTTCTGTTAAAATTAGAATTAGAAGGATATATTCGTGGTGATTGGTACTACGAATATCACATGACTATTGGTTATAATAAAAAATTTACCGGAAAAAAGATTCTTAGACTTGACAAAAGTGAAGAAACCGAGTAGATTACAATCATACGGGATGTAGCTCAATTGGCAGAGCACTCGCTTTGGGAGCGAGGGGTTGCTGGTTCAAGTCCAGTCATCCCGACTTACAAGGAGAAAACATGAAAGAAAAAGACAGACTACCTGACATCATTGCAATAATAGCAACAATCATGTTCATTGTATTTGCATTTGTCATTTCTGGATCCGTTGGCACCAGCAATGGTGTCAGCGAGTTACAAGGCGGAGACATTCAACACGCCATAGATACAAAACAATACTAAGTTGGACGAGTGGCAGAGAGGCCCAATGCAAGAGTCTGCAAAACTCTAAAGCCGCCGGTTCGAATCCGGCCTCGTCCTTGCTGAACATGGTTCGGCGGTTACACAAGATATAACACTCTGTTGTATCGAGAACTCATATATTAAAGGAGTATATAATGAAGCGTATTTTGTTTACAGCAGTTGCAGCACTTTCACTCATGGCGTGTCAGGATAATGTCACCGCCGTGCCCGCATTTGAACCTAAGGTCACAACCATTGTCGTGACGCCTACCGCTTCCCAAGTAGAGGCAGGACGTACTGTCACATTGACAGCAGTTGTGAAGGATCAGCGTGATTCTGTCATGACCGGCAAGTCCGTGACCTGGGCATCAAACAACACCTCTGTTGCCACTGTTACTGCTAATGTAATCACGGCAGGAGCAACCACGGCAACTGTTACAGGTGTCACCAAGGGCACAGCAAGCATTGTCGCCTCTGTTGAAGGTAAGGTCACAACGGTTCCCGTATTCGTAGTTGATCCTACAGTAGCCACGGTCAGTGTCACCGCAACTGTCCCACCCACGTTTTTCGTTGGGCAGACATTACAGGCAACTTCTGTTGCACGGGACAGTGGAAACAATGCCCTCACATCATTCACCACGACCTGGACATCAAGCACGCCCACCGTTGCCTCTGTATCTGCAACTGGATTGATTACGGCATTGTCAGCGGGTACTACTACCATTACAGCCACTACAGGTGGAAAGACAGGTACATTGAACGTTACTGTATCCCTAGTCCCTGTTGCCCGTGTACTTCTCACGTTACCTAAGCCTGCTCATGTGGGTCGCCCCGCTACACTTGTTGCTGAATTGCGTAACAGCTCAGGTACTGCACTAACTGCTGCGCAGCGTACATTTGGTTGGCATAGTAGTGATGAGTCCATTGCCACGATTTCTTCAACAGGCGTACTTACAGGTCTCACCTATGGCACTACCATTGTTACTTGTGTTGTCGAGAACCGAGTCGGCACACTAGTAGTAAATGTCACGGAAGTGGGTATTGATTACATTGTTGTTTCACCTGATAGTTCAGACCTGAAGGTGGGCGCTACCCGTCAATACACAGCCACAGCATTTGATGCTGATAGTGTTCCTCTAAGTGTAGCAGCATTGAATGGTCGCCCGTTTGAGTGGACTACTACTAACAGTGCAACAGCACGAGTTTCTAACATTGGTCTTTTGTTGGGTATCGCCCCAGGAACGACATTCGTTTCAGCATCAATTGGAACAGTTTCCGATAATGCAAAAGTAGTTATTGTTCCATAACATTTACAGCAGTTTTTAGGAGGAGTTATGAGAAAGCCCATGGATATTGAACATATTATTGAATACATTAATAATCAACCCCCTGAAAGCTGCGTGTATCTGGGAGCCGACTCAGAACGCTACAACAAAAACGGTCGTTGGATGGCCGACTACACATTGGCTGTGGTCGTCCATCACGGCGGGCGTCATGGATGTAAGATTTTCGGTGAAGTACAGACTGAAAATGATTACGACCAAAGACAGGATCGTCCTGTTGTACGGCTCATGAATGAAGTATATAAAGTATCAGAATTATATCTGAAATTGGTTGATGCCCTAGTTGACAGACATGTTGAAATTCACTTGGATATCAATCCAGATGAAGAACATGCAAGTAATGTAGTCATTCAACAGGCCATTGGGTATATTCGTGGAGTATGTCAAATGACACCAAAAGTGAAGCCTGATGCTTTCGCGGCATCATTTGCCGCTGATAGATTGAAGGAATTACTGTATCCCTAAGAGTTTTTTGGTATAAATACTTCTGTAGTAAAATTGAACCCTGTGAGTAGTTTTTTATATAATACTAAACTCACAGGGTTTCCCGTACCTATAGGAGAAGAACGTGATGCCTACATTTTTGGGTGTCATTATGTCTGGTTTATTAGTAACATTACCTGTGAATCAACAAAAGGAAATCTTTGTTGAGAAAGTGGAAAATAAAGTACAAATTGGCGCCATTGCAGGCAACAGAAATTTAGAGTTTGGCGTCAAAAACATTCTAGAAGAAGTATTGTTGGAAAAGGAGTATGGATTGAATCCTAATGCTCCATTGAAAGTGAAAGTGGACATCATCTATTTGGATGTGTTGACCACAAAGAAAAACATCTCAGTATTTCATAAGAATAGTGAAGAAGTCGTTATACGAATGAAAGGTGTATTGACACAAAACGGAAAAAAGATAAAGGAAGTTGTCGTAGAAGAAGGTTCTGCGGAAATCTCCATGTCAACACTCATCATTGATAATGGCGGTAAGTTCAATCAAACGAGCTTGAGTAATGCCTTGAAGAAGGCCAGCGTTGCTCTCATCACTAAACTTACGGAGTAATATGAGACACTTTTTAGCAGCAGTATTACTGCTTTCACCCATCTCACTCATGGCACAGCCTGCCTTATGGTGGGAACGTAACGTAATAACAACCGATGTAAATGGTGGTGCTATCGCAAAAGATGACACCATTGCCATTGAAGTGAAGTTGAATCCCAATGGAACTACCATTCGTTCTGTATTCTTTGATTTTCAACATCAAATGAATGCCATATCATTGATTGATGTGCAACGAGATGTAGGTATTCCTGCCGCGGCAACATTTAGTTACACAAACAATTATTATCCTAATTGTCGTTTCAATCGCACTGCGAATAACACCTCTAATAATGGGTGGAACAATTACATGAATGCCCAATATACATGTAATTCTACAACAGTTCCTCACCATGCCATTAATCGTATTCATGTAAGTGTGGCAAGTGCACAAAATCTTGCCCATGCCAGTTACATCAGAATGCGCTTCCGTGTCACCAATGTTGCTGCCGGTTTCCCCTACGATTCCATCTACATGAACTTTGCCATTGGGTATGATGCTGGTGGCGGCACCATGACCAATACAGAAAACACAGGTGCCAAGGGTGTGTGGATACAACTTGCCCCAGGCGCCAATAATCTATTAACAGGCACAGTACGTCACGGTACCAATGTATCAACAGGATTACAAGGCATGATGCGTTTGTCCGTCACAGACACCGCAACACAACCCACGGAAGCTGCCAATACAGCAGTAGGCGGTACGGGAAACTTTGGCTTTGGTCAGCAATTACAACCAACTACGTGGTATAGAATGCGCTTGATGGTACCCGCGGATAGTATCGCGGCATTAAGTCGCGCCAGTGTCACGGTATCCGATTACACCGCTGCCGTGCAAGAATGGATTACACAAAATCTCGACAAGACATTTAAAAATCAAAACATTGACCGTGGCATCAAGTATTTTGCCGCCGACGCCAACAACAACAGAGAATTTGATGGTGGCGATTTGCAACGCATCTTCAATGCAGTGGCAGGGTTGGATACATTATTGAAAGCACCAGCAGGATGTACAGGAACATGTATGGTATCTATTCCCACGATTCGTGATGAAACCTATGACTCACTAGGATTTGTTTCATGGCGAACATTTACCAATCCTTCCTTCACACAACTTCAAACGAGTACTGTGGATCAAAACGTGACATTGAAATATGTGTTACGTGGTGATGTGAATTTGTCACATTCATCGCCCGCTGCGGCAGCACAACAGGCAGCCGCATTTAAAATGGGCAAGTTCATTGTCCCAGGCGCAAGTAGTATTGATGTCAACTTGAACAATGTTATTGTCACAGGCAATACACTCAGTATCCCATTCAATGTTGATACCAAGAATTTGAAATTGTCAGGATTACAATTTGAAGTAAAATATGATCCTACAAAAGTAAAATTTGAAAAGTTAGAAGTGAATACTCCAAGTTGGATTTCCTTCGTGAATGATGACAAGGGTGTGATTCGTTTTGGTGCACTTGACCGTGATTTTAAAAATTTCATGTCAGGCAATGCGTTGGTTCCCTTTAAATTGGAATTCAGTTCTGTGCAAGCAGGTGTGGATTTAAATTCAACTGTACAAATTCATCCCACGATGGATGCCGCAGACGATAAAGGTAAGCAAGTAGGAATCAATTTCAATACCACCACCATCAAGTTGATTGGTGCCAACTTCTTTAAAAAGCCATGAAAAAAATTCTCACGTATTCATTACTCGTAGCAACTGTTGGATGTAATCATACTGATTTCCCAACAACCCCCGTCGTCGTTGGCGGCGGGGAAACAGGATCAGAGGTTTCGTTGGGGGTTGCCTCAACCTTACTAAGTATATCCTCAATATCCAGTCCTGTCACACCTGGTCCGTTTACTATTGGAGTAAATGTCACCCCAGGCGCAACATATAGTTTTCAATTAACACACATCAATGGGGCAGTACTTCATAATCATGGCTTTACCGCAACACAAGCAAACATGAGTATTGCATTAGATTATTCTACAATTCCCGTAGGTGCCTATGATTTAATACTTATGGACAACACAGGTCGGTTATTGAAAGTAGCCGTTATTATTCAACGTTAACTAGGAGAACACATGTCAGAAGAATCAGGTGGAAGTGGATTAAAGAATGCCATCCTTGGTTTAGTTACTATCATTGTAACAGCCATTGCCGGCGTTATCGGTAAGAACATTATGGGTGGAGATGAAGCAGCCGCTCCTGCGCCTGCCGCAGCAGCAGCCCCTGTCATCAATCTCAACCTCGAAAACAACAACACAGTAAAGGGTGGATCAGCTGGTGGCGCATCAGCTCCTGCTGCAGCACCCGCACCAAAGCCAGCACCTAAGAAGGATGACTGGGCAAAAGCTGAACCTAAGTGGTAATTGATTATGAATTCTGAGGAAATTAATCAAGAAAGTAAGTTTAGTCAATTACTCAATCAAACCATGTCCCGTCGTTGGGGCATCACAGCCATCGTATTAACAACATTTCTATTCATTGCCATTGGTATTGCCATGGCCATTGAAAGTAAGTCTGTATTGGATCAAGAATGGAAGGAAATTCTTCTTCTTATGTTGGGTGCATTTATCGGTAGTTACGGCAAGATTATTGACTACTGGTTCTCAGACACCGATAAGGACAAGATGTTAGTACAAAAGATGGATGAAGAAGATGGACAATCACTTTCAAATACATTAGGTGGATAACATGGACGCCAAGAAAGTACAACAAACAATTTTCAGTAAGTTTGCTGAAATCTTTAAAGATAGTAATCATTTCAATGAAAAGACCATCATTGGTTTCATGGCGTTTGCTGTCATGACATTGTATTCTGCCACTGATATCATCACAGGTATCTGGGGTATCAAGTTGGAAATTCATGAATTTGTGTATAACTCATTCATGTACATCACCTTAGGCTCATTTGGTATTGCTGGGTTAGAAAAGTTCTCTCCCTCAACCGTGAAGAAGGTAGAATCCGCCCATGATGAATGAAATTAAAAGTTTTATAAAAAATTTTAGTTTGTTGATGTGGGCAGCGATTATCATTACAGCAATTGCAGTATTCCCTGTTATTGTATCAGCCCAAGTAGTTGGATCAACTAAAACAGAAGAATATCGTGCATCTTTCGAAAAAAAGACAGACATCAGTGCTTTAATGGACTATGATGGTCCAAAGATTCCTATTCAATTATTAAGTTTAGGTATCAGCGAAGAAGTGTATGCCATGTATCCTGAATTGAAAGACAAGCGTGTAGGACTTGGCGTTACTAATATCGTTGTAGAATTCTTGGAAGAAACAAATCGTTTCACCTTCACGGAAGATAAGACAGAAATCAAGAATCGTATGGTGAAGCAGTTCCAAGCATCACAATCAGGTATCACTGAAAACAAGTTGGATGGTCGAGGCAAGATTAAGTTGGCACGTTATTTTGCCTATATCGAAGTATATGATTTCTCAGTCTCAGAAGATGAAACTGTGAATTTGAAGGATGGTATTAAAAACAAAGTTGTGACGCGCCTAGGTCTTCAAGTAAAGTTTGTGGACGCTGAAACAGGTGAATATTTCACAGGTTCAGGATTAGGAACTGCCACAACGGTGCGTGAATTAACGCTGATGAATGATGATAACTTTAGCGATGTGAAGTTCAATCAAAGTACCATCGGTACATCAACCAAGAAGGCATTGGAAGATGCATCAGCGAAAATTCTAACTCGTATGATTAAGAAAGGCCTCTTTAAAGGTGAGTGAACTATGGACCCGTTTATAGGTGAAATTCGATTACTGCCATTTGCATATTGCCCAGCTGATTGGCATGTATGTGATGGCAGTAGATTGCCAGTACAACAGTATCAAGCATTATATTCCTTATTAGGTGACCGATTTGGTCCTTATGATGGGGTGAAAACATTTGCGTTGCCGAAAATGGATGCACCTGCAAATATGAAATACTGTATTGCCTTAGTCGGCATTTATCCACCAAGAGATTGATATGAAAAAATTGTTATTGTTGCTGTGTGCCTGTACCTTCCCCGTACAGGCACAGGATACGGTTCGGGTGAAGCATAGCAATTATGACGCTGTGTTTTCCAAGAGCAAAAAGTATCCCGTATTAGTTGAATGGTGGGTGACCACAAAGAAAATTCAATGCACAAATCCTGTAAAACGAAACGATAAGTTTCTCCCTGATCCCGCACTCCCAGTAGATAGCGATATCAGTGACGATTACGTGGGGTCAGGATTTGATAGAGGACATTTATCTCCTGCCGCAGACAATGTATGTAATGGTCCTGTCATCATGGCAGAGAGCTTCTATTTCACAAATATGGCACCTCAATATCCCGGATTGAATCGTGGGCAATGGAAAGCCTTGGAAGAACATATCCGTAAATTAGCGTTAACACATGATAGTGTGTTTGTGCAAGCAGGATGTGTGGGTGTTCGTCAACAAATTAAACGTGTTGCTGTTCCCACACATTGCTGGAAAATTGTGGAAGTTCGTGCCACAAAAGAAGTCACCGCCTATGTGTTTGAAAATATTCCTATAAAAACTCAATCCATTACATCACATATTGTTTCCAAAGATAGTGTGATGAAAATTAGAAAATGAAAAAATTTTTTTTAATAGCATTATTATGTCTATTACCCGTCAAGGTTGATGCCCAAGTTGTTGTACAAACTTGGTTGGATCCTTGTACGGGTGTAGCACAAACCGCAACGTTCCCATTAGGTAATGTTGGCGTAACAGTGGTATTTCGAAATCAGGCAAAAGTATTCACGGCACAGCAGGCAGCTGCTGGTGAATTAATGACATGGATTAATCAATTAATTATGAGTACTCCATGTCCTGTTACAAACAATCCTGTTGTGCAACAAGCCGCCACACAGGCAGCAACACAAGCCGCTGCGGCGGCTGCTACAGCAGCGGCAAGTGCCGCAGCATCAAGTGCGGCATCATCGGCGGCTTCGAGTGCCGCATCCAGCGCAGCGTCATCGGCGGCATCAAGTGCGGCATCAGGAGCGGCAAGTAGCTCTGCTAGCTCTGCTGCCTCAGGCGCCGCATCAAGTGCCGCAACTTCAGCAGCACCTACAGCACCACCCCCAACTCCGGCGGCACCTAAGCCTGACGCTCCGGCACCTAGTAGCTCATCATCAGGTGGTTCTTCGTCAAGTAGTTCATCATCAAGCAGTTCCAGTAGTTCAAGTGGTGAAACCAAAACGGAAACTAAAGCAGAAGCTAAGTCAGAAAGTAGTTCGGAAAGTAAGTCGGAAAGTAAATCCGAAGAAAGCAAATCGGAAAGTAAATCAGAAGAAAAATCCGAAGAGAAAAAAGAAGAAAAGAAAGAAGATAAAAAGGATGAAAAGAAAAAGAATGAGGCACGGGTCAATCCTCTTATGGTGGCATCCGACTTAACAACAGGACAGGATCCCGCGGGCGGTGTGTCACAAATCATTACTGTGGGTGTTTCACAATCCTCATTGGCAGGGGACAAGAGTTATGGTGCCACTACTATGTTGTGGTCTACATTAGACCAAGGTGCCTTGTCATTGTCATATACCAAGATGAGTTTCAAAAAAGGAAAACTCAGTACCATTCACTCATTTGGTAGTACCAGTGCCTATTTAAAAGGTACATTGATGCAAATGACGGGGTATACTTGGGTGAAACCCAATCCTAGATATGGTGTATATGGTGTCAGTTTAGGTGCCATTGGATTGTTCATGCCCAATGGACAACGTAATGTCGTTACAGACAGTGCAGAAATTCGTCGTATCTTCTTTGATAAATATCAAGTACCATTAACATATATGCCTGATAGTTTAGTTGTAGAAACTCACGGGTACAATACAAGTTGGGCAACATCGGCAGTGGCATTCTGGATGCACCCACCCATCATCATAAATCCTCGGGTAACAGTCACACCTCAAGTATTTTTAATGGGTAGTCCTGTGGCATATAATTCCATGACGGGACTCACAACAAACACAGATGTTAGCATGATGTTGGGTAGTGGATGGGATTATAAATTGTCACGCCGCTTTGGTGTGACAGCGGCACATCGCGTCATGATTACACCTAAACAAAAACCTCTAAACTTCTTACTGATTGGCTCACGGGTAACGTTATGATTTCTGAAAAAACATTAATAGAACAAAGCGCCTTTTTCGCAAACCTTAGTAGTTGTGTATATAAAGATTTAGCCTTCATGCGTGTGAACTATGAAGGGTTTAAAGTTGTGTATCATGGTCATAAAGGTGCCGATGCCTTCACAATGGAAGATGATAACAATTTCATCGTTGCCTGTCGTGGCACAGAAGTAAAACAATTCTCTGATGTGAAAGCCGATTTAAGTATTTCCAAAACCACAGTGGCACATGGTAAATTACATATTGGCTTCAACCATTATGTTGATAAAATTTGGCAACCCATCATGGCACTCGCCCAACACACACAGAAAAAAGTTTGGTTTACAGGACATAGCTTAGGTGCCGCAATGGCTACCATTATGGCATATCGGTTCGCCACAGATGACACACTCCCAAACCCAGCAGGATTATTCACATATGGAAGTCCTCGTGTGGGAAATCGTACATTCATTAATCATTTCAACACACTACCCTTCCCACATCATCGGTGGGTGAATGATGGTGATATTGTCACGAAGATTCCCTTTGCGCCATGGTTCTATCACTGTGGTACAATGCATCATATTGACTCCGAAGGATATGTCACACCCTTTTATGAAAAAGCATCACTGGGATATCGGATTATGCGTGTGATTAAGAGTCGCGGTGTGTTCCGTATGTTATGGCAAGATACTCAGGATCATAGTTCCGAATTATATCGAAATTATCTTGCTCTCGCAGAAAAGTTCCCCATCATGGAGAATTCCACTCTGTAGAGATGCTGTAAGTTGTTGATTTATAAGCACTTAGACAGGGACTTGACAAATGGTCCCTGTCGTGCTATATTTCATATATAACTTCACAGGAGATGATATGAACACGGATTTGCTCATTCAGGAGTATCTTGACGTTCTCATTCAGGCGGTGAACACGTATTACGCCAAGTATTATCCCAATCTGGAGCCCGATAAGTATTACATCATGAAGGGACGTAAGTATCACCGTGTGGTGTCGGCAGGTAAGCATGGAAATCGGTCGGTTCATGCCTTTGTGGGTGAGGATGGTATGCTCTACAAGGCGGCAGGATGGGCGGCGCCCGCCAAGGATGCGCGGTACAATCTTGCCACAGACATGGACGTTCTTCGGGAACGTATTGATCCCCACGGCGGCTATCTCTATAAGCGGTAATCATCATGCCCATTGACATCATCAGCATCCATGCTCCTGCCATTACCACACTACGTGGAAAAACCTGGGTGGTGCCGAATTGGGTTGAAGTGCCTCAGGGTACCACATTACAGGACATTTGCTGGATTCGTCCCGCGGAACCAAAAAGTAACAAGACCACGAAGCATGTAGGTAAATATCTCATCACCATTTATGATTCAGGAAACGTGACATGCGATTGTCCAGGATTTACATTTCGGAAAAAGTGCAAGCATTCCGCCGAATATTTAACATGAAGCGCACATTTCGCAAAGTGAGACATCGGGTGGATGGCATGTTCATTGCCCGACAAATCCGAAAAACGGAATTGTGTGTACAATGTCAGGTTGACACAGGTGTTCCCGTGGGGCTTGACATTTCAGAGCGATTGTTTTATGTTACAGGTGTCGGGCAACTCTGCCATGATTGTTATCTACCATAGGAGATGAACATGCTTGTTAAGACGAACGACCTCAAGAAGGGTGACCGTGTGTTGCTGCGAAATGGGTGGTATGCCACAATTCAGGATAATCGCAAGGGTGATGTCCGCGTGGCCACGGTGGAAGGAGTATATACGGAAACGGGTAGCGTCTATGCCCATGACATCATTGAGGCACACATTGCCGATGCCTGGGTCACCATTTCACACACGCCCAAGCAACAGCAGTTGCAGCAGCGCGTGACACATTGGGGGTTCTAATGCAAAACAAGGACAAGGGAGGGTGGTGGGGTCTCGCAGTATTTCTGGTGGGATGCACCATTATGGCAATTCACGCTCTACTGGATGACGAGGACTAACCACATGTCAAAGTGGGACTATTTGGACGAGGAATATGAACGTTATCAGCGCGTGGAGAAAATTCAGAAAAGCATGACGCCCACGGGGAGTGTCACGGAGCATCTGAAATTCGTGGAACCGCGTAGAAACAATGCCCAGAAGCGCCTCATGTATGCCCAGCAACGCGCTTTGAAACACCCAGTCTGGGATTAACGGCGCCTTCTTCGTCCCCAGCACCAGCCGTCAGGTAACGTGAAGGGGAGATACATGAAATGTTCCCGACCATCAGGACTGAGCGCCCAGCGTCTCGGTCCTCGATGCTTCATGCCCAGACTAATCTTCAATTTCGACCGAGGAGTATGGTGCATATTATAGAAATGATGATGTTCCCCGCGGCGTTGCTTCTTCATGGTGGCGGCGATTTTCCGTTTATGTACCTCAGATAATCCCGAAGCGTTGGGATTCTTGTTCCCGCGCTTGGCGTCACGCATCTTTTCACGCCCCGCCGGGGTGATGCCTGTCCACGTGGTGTTCACTAAGGATGTGACGGGATGCTGTTGTTTCTCGCAGTATCGTTGGGCATCTTGTATCTTCTTGAACACCCCGAGCAGTTCACTCCCAGGATGTGAGATGCGCGGATGCTGATCCGAGAGATACCAGATGTCATCACGCTGAAACAGATAAATCATGTTTCCAAAATGCGCATGAAATGTCGATGTTGTTCACGAAATAACGTCTGAGTCATCATGGAACTCCCATAATTGTCCAAATAGAACACTTCAGAAATGTTCGTGGCGAGTATGGCCTGAGCACAGGTGACACAGGGTGTATGCGTGACAAACAATGTGCAGTCAGACAACATGAACCAGCGCTCCCACCAAAACAGCTTTTGTAAGGCGTTCATTTCGGCATGAATCACAGTATCTAACGTTTTATTGTCACGTTCCATGGTGTTGTCAGCTCCTGCAGGGGTTCCATTATATCCCACACTAATGATGCGCCGTGAGGGACGATGCCAAATGACACATCCCACACGGGCACGAACAGCCCGACTGCGTTGAGATAATGCTCGAATGGTTTGAATACAGAAGCGCATGTCCCCAGGATGCATCTGAGACTTATGATTGGAAAGTGTCATAGAGTATTGTATATATGAAAAACAGTATCATGAGACATGATAATAAAAGAACACAGAGAATGCCAGAAACAAGAAAGATAGTCTGCGAGATGAAGGAAGTCAAGAGAGAACACCAGAAGAAATGAGATGTACTAAGACTAGAGATTGTGGATAATAGACTATTTATAAGGGTTTGAAATGAAGTAATCCCCCGCCTGCTCCCCATGACCACTGTGACCAGAACTGCGGGTGTTATTGCGGGATATATCACGGGAAAAAATGCGGGTTATTCTGCGGGAAAAAATGCGGGTGGTGTGCGGGTTGTGCACGTTCTCTTATACGCAATGCGCACCCCGCACCATGTAGCGCGCACCATCTAACACGCACCCCGCACATGATGATACGTAACCCCATGTACCCACGCATCTTGACATATCATGGAACATCATGTATATTCAGAGATATACCCCACACACAGGAGATGGCTATGGGAAATTCTGGAGCGCGTGCTGACCGTGAAATGCAGGCCCTGATGCGGAAAGTGCGCAAGTTGGCGGCTCGACAGCGCGGGACCCCCCAGGAGCAGCAGGACCGGGAGGACCAGGAGGCGGCGCCGGGCAAGAGGCGGTTCGTGGATGTGTCAGGCGAACATGATGTCCGCGTGGAGGATGCCACCGCCGACGAGATTTTCCGCGAAATGAAGCGCCGGGATTTTTAAAATTGGGAAATCCTCAGGTACCTCAGCATTGAACATCTTAGTGCTGAGGTATTTTTTTTGGAATTTCGGAATTTCAGCACTGGGAATCTCAGCACTAAGACACCTGGAAATTCGAAAAAAATATTTTCCAAAAGGACTTGACAAATGGTTCCTGGGGTGCTAGATTGCGGTATGATGAAAAACGACACCGAACTCCGCCTCGAGCTGACGTTCCATCCCGAGGCGTCCGAGGCAGAAAAAACGCAAATCACGCGCATGCTGGCAACGGCAATCGCCGACATCATGGATGATGAAATGCGTTTCACGGATCTAGGCGAGCTGTTGCAGGATTACACGGTGAAGATGCACAGGGCTTGACAAATGGTGCCCCCTAGTGTATACTACAGTATGATGAAAAACGACAACACAACCGAACAGACGCAGCAGGCGCAGCAGGCGCAGCAGGATCAGTCCCTCATGGGCGGCTACTATCATGGCCCCAGCAATGAGGCGGGGCTCACCGCCCGGGAATACTGGGACGCCCGGTGGGAATATGAGGATGAGCAGGAACGCCTCAGGAACGATTGGTAACATGATGCGTAGACGCATACAACCCAAGCCCCCCACGGGCACCCAGGCTCTACTCGCGGCAGAGCGCGAGGCGCGCAAGCAACGGTTACAATCCCGGGTCAGGCTCAGCCCAGGTGGGCGCCCCATGTGCCAATACTGCGGGGTGCATGAGGCCCAGCATACGGGGCATCGCAGAAAGGATGGGAGCGTGATTTTGCGAAAACATGAAAAGCTGTACACTTGCGCAGAATGCCATAATGCACGCTATGACATCACCCCCTATTGGGGACCGCGATATAAACGCGAGGATGTTGCTGAGGCCTACTAAGTGCATGGAAATCAAGCACTTACCCCAGGGCTTGACAAATGGTGGAAACCAGTGTAGCTTTAGGTATACACTCAAAAGGAGAACAGCTTGTCCCAGTACAACGGTTGGATGAACTACGAAACGTGGCGCGTGAACCTGGAGATGCTGGATGGGATGACCATCGAGGATTTCGGATACCGGATCTACAACACGGATGCTGACAGCATCGCCGATGTGGTGGGCGACCTGAGGATGAGCCTCGAGGAGTATGTTTGGGACATTGTCGGGCAGGACGCCAAGGGCTTCGCGCTCGACCTCGCGGAGAGTTTCCTCAGCAAGGTGGATTGGGAGGAAATCGCGGAGCACATGGTGGCAGACGCTGCCGCGGAGTGTGTCTAATGAAAACGTTCCAGGTTCCCGTGTGGTTCAACATTCAGGCCGAGACACAAGAGGAAGCGTGGCAGCAGGTGCAGACGCAGTTGACGCATTACACTCCCATGCCGTCGCACTGGGAGTATGTGGTCGAGGAACCCGTGGAAATCAGCGAGGATAACTAATATGAAAAATGGTGAAAATCTCATCTACCAAATTGCGCAGAACCGTGAAAGTCTCATCTACCAATTTGCCGAGTGCATGGTGCATGACATGGATGGCGACTCGCTTATGGTGTATGCACTGGAAAAGCTGCGGGAAGATTATGCGCAATATAGCAATGAGGTGCTGCTCGCAGAAATTTCGGAATACTATCCTGAACTCCTAGAGGAACAGTAATGCTTTGGCGATTTGAGGATGCCACGGGTGTGTGGCGGACGGGCAAGATGGAACGGTTTTCGGATTTCGGTGGCACCGATGTCACCTATTGGTTCAAGGATCAGGATGGACGCATCCACCTGGTGTCAGGCGCGCGACTCAAGGCAGCATACCCCTTTCCAGAGGCAAACTAACATGGCGGAACGCATTCTCGGTGCACTGTACGAAGGCAAGGAATATCAGCAGGCCATGGCGGATGCCAAGGCAGAGTTCCAAGCCTGGGAGCGGGATAAAAAGCGCAACCGCGTGTCCACCAAGGAGAAATACAAGGCGCAGCGCCTCGCCAAGCTCCATATGATGGAGATGATGCGCTAAGTCCATGTAAATCAAGCACTTACGCCAGGGCTTGACAAATGGGGGAAACGGTGCTATATTACAGTATATGATGAATAACACCTACTCCGATGATGTGCGCGTGATGACTGCCGCGCTCCTGGTGTCCACGCAGTGCTATGAAAACTACGCCTTCACGCCGGAAGGGGATGTGGATGGGGAGAACCCCTACTGGAAGGCGAAGGGGGGATCGGACTACCTGATCCTCAACGTGGACGCAGAGTCCACGGGGCTGGAGATCCAGTATGTACTGGATGCCGTGGCTCCGCAGGTGGAGACGGACAACGCCTTGTTCCGGGAGTACATCATTGGATCCCGGGTGGTGCCTGCCAACTTCACCTTCGGGGACTGGCGGGATGACTTCCTGGAAACCATTCCCAACCCCAGGGCTTGACAAACCCGGAATCCGGTGCTATATTACAGTATATGAAAACATACACCATTAATCGGTTCGCTGAGGTTGAGGGCTTCGCCTCCACGTGGTACGTCATTAACATGGTGACGGGTCTGGCGCAGGACACCGTGTACCGCACCTACACCGAGGCGCGCGCTGCCGCGGATTTCCTGAAAACCTATTATCAGGCAGTGGAGCGGGGGCACCCACCCCGATCCTGGTGAGCACTTGACAAATGGTTCCCCGGGTGCTATATTACATGGTATGATGAACATTTACCAAATCCGAGAATACCCCGACGGCATCGCCGTCGTGGACGTGCGCACCAACTCCACGATTAATACGTGGAACCCCGAACTCAAGCACATGGCGGTGCACTTCTGCCAGCTCCTGAATGAGCGCCTGGACCGGGAAATTTGGTCGAAACCCATTTACGCCTAGGGCTTGACAAATGGTTCCCCCGGTGCTATATTACAGTATACACTCAAAGGAGATTAAGCATGTACCATGTCCCGATGTGCAAGGTGTGCGGCGAGCATGAGGTGGGCACGTTCATCGGAAGCGCGGAGTTTTGCTCGGAGAAGTGCCAGACGGAGGCTTGCTACTCCTATGATGCCGTGGGCGACGGCTGGGGGTATGATGACTGCGAAGCCCTTTATGCAGGATCCTACTCTGAGGAGTAGGGCTTGACAAATGGTGGAAACGGTGCTAGATTACGCAGTATAGTCACTCAACACAACACACATCCCAGGAACTATGTCTCTCCAGATTAAGCGTCGTGGTCGTCCCTCCAAGCAGATGCTCGCCGAGCGCGCCTCGAAGGCGACTGTCAAGGCTCGCACCGATATCGAGGTTCTCACCGACCTCAAGGATCGTTTCGACATGTTGGGCAAGCTCACGCAGGGTAGCACCAAGGGTGACATTCGCAGCATGGTGGTGACGGGTGCCCCAGGCGTAGGCAAGACCTACACGGTGAGCAACATCCTTGAGAACACCCCGAACATTGTCACGGAGTCGGTGTCGGGCGCCATCAGCGCGGTCGAGCTCTACAAGCTCGGGTATCGCAATCGCAAGCACGGCAACGTGATTGTCCTGGATGACGCCGACAGCATCTTCACCGATGAGGACGCGCTCAACATCCTCAAGGCGCTCTGCGACTCCAGCGCCAATCGCCGCGTGTCCTGGCTCAAGGACAGTCACACGCTCAAGCAGGATGATGTTCCGCAGAGCTATGAATTTCACGGCTCATTCATTTTCATTTCCAACCTTGACTTCCAGAAGTATGTGGACATGGGCGGGAATAAGTATGTCACGCATTTCGAGGCGCTCATGTCACGTAGCCTCTACTTGGATCTGCGTCTCCATGACCGTCAGGCCATTAGTCTCTGGATCGAGCACATTGCCACGGGCGGCAAGCTCTTTGCGCGGGAAAATGTCAAGCCAGACGTTGGGAATAAGATTCTCGCCTTCATTAAGCAGCATCGGGACGACCTGCGTGAGCTGAGTCTGCGTACGGTCATGAAGCTCTGCGCGCTTGCCAAGAGTCACCCCACGGACTGGGAGCGCATGGGACGGGTTCTCTTGACGCGAGGCTAAGTGCATGGGACGTAAGCACTTATCCCCTCGCGCCCGTAAGTGCATATAAATCAAGCACTTAGCCAGGGCTTGACAAATGGTTCCCAGGGTGCTATATTACGCTATATGACTAAAACGACCAAGACCATCGACGCAACGCCCACGTGGGAATCACTGGTTCCCGTTCTCCTCTACCTTGTCCGAAACTCGCGCACTGCGACCGCGGATATTGAGCAGGAGCTGGTTCGCATGGCTCAGGCAGCCGATAAGTGGAATGCTCACTGCAAGGAGACCCGCTAATGTTTACGGAAGTGAACCCCAAGCTGGTGAAGGGCGAAGTCCTCGGGTACAAGAGCTTCGGCATCCATTTTGCCCCGGCGCGGATCTCGGGGTATCAGGTGTGCAGTTCCGCGAGCGAAGGATGCACCACGGCGTGCCTCTACACCAGTGGGCATGGCAGGTTCACGCGCACGCAGGATGCCCGGATCGCCAAGACCCGGCGGTTTTTCGAGGAGCGTCCTGAGTTCCTCACGGAGCTGGTGAAGCACGTGGAAGCTGCCATCCGGAAGGCAAAGCGGTTGCAGCTCACCCCGGCATTCCGGTTCAACCTCACTTCCGACGTGCGCTGGGAACTGGTCCCCGTCATGGTGAAGGGTGTCCAGTATGAAAACATCATGGCAGCATTTCCGCAGGTGCAATTTTACGATTACACCAAGCACACGAACCGCAGAAACATCCCCGCAAACTATCACCTCACGTTCTCACGCAGCGAAAGCAATGATGGTGACGTAGAGGAGATGTTTTTCCAGGGATACAACGTGGCGGTGGTGTTCGACACCAAGAAGGGCGAGCCGCTCCCTACTACATACAAGGGTCGCCCGGTTATCGACGGCGACGAACATGACCTGAGGTTCTTGGACCCCAAGGGTGTCTGGGTGGGACTCCGAGGCAAGGGGGAAGCCAAGAAGCACGACCACAATGGGTTTGTCATCATCACACGCAACAGGAGCTAATTATGGACAACGTGACCTATTTCTTTGCATTTCTCGGCGCCACTCTGACTGGATCCCTTGTAGGCATTCTGCTTGCGGAATTGGTGCTGCGCGCGAAGGATGTCATCCAAGGGGTGACATCATGATGAATGTCCTCATCCTGATGATGATCCTAGCGATAGGAGTGCTGGCAGGCGGCGTTATGATATATGTTCTGGACAGGACATGAAAACCGAGGTAGGGAAATCTCTAGTCATCCATAGTGTGTAAGGCGACATAAACCCCCTATTGACAGGTATCGTGTCTTTCCCCCTCACATGAAAAACTCCATACATTGTCAGAATTCCCTATAGAAAAAATTTTTCCCAGCAAAACATGACTCTTATACTGTTTTCCATCTTTCTGTTATGCATCACCCTGTTACCCTGGGTGTTGTATCGAAAATCTCAGGGACATGATGTTCCTCCCATTCTCGCCATTCTTTCCACAACATTGTTCTTTTTCTCACCCATTGTGTTGTTGTTGGGCATCATCTATTACATCATTCATCTCATCATTCTCATCATTGTTGGAGTGTTTTCATGAAAAAATACATGATACTGTGTTGTGTGTTTCTCTCTGCCTGTTTCCCCATGTATGTTCTGGCACCCAACATGTCAGGATACATTGTGCGCATTGAAAGTGATGTTGCCTGGGAAGGGGTGGTGAATGACACCTGGGTGTCGGGTGTCAACACTTTGAGCATTCCCGTCACGCCTCAGGTGGGGCGCGTGGTGTGTTGGGACATTAGAAAATCTCCGCCCGCCCCGGGACTGCTGCGTGTATTCATGACATATCGTGATTATCACACCGGGAGCACCACACATCCGCGATGGGGTGATGATGCCACCGTGTCCATCCTGGGAAGAATTCGGGGATGTAGTTCCGGGTGGTGAAAAATCGTTTCACAACGAAATATCATGTTTCACCGCCTCAGATAAATAACAATGTCCACTTTAACACGAACCCTCTCTTATGAAAATACCTGACATTTCAGAAATCATTGTGTCATGGCATCGGGCACGGAAACCCACGCCTGAACAAGAACATGTCGCCAATCAGCGAGCGAACATTTGCGATACCTGTGATGAACGTGAATTCATGCCCGTCATTAAAATGTGGAAGTGCGGTGCCTGTGGATGTCCCATCACCAAGAAGATTTACTCGCCCAAGGGCCCCGGTGCCTGTCCCCGAGACAAATGGCCTATTTAAACGCCAACATTCCCGTGATGAGTTGTTTGGTGCGCGGGGAATATCTTCAAAATCATGAACGCGGGTGGGGTGAATATTATCCCTGCATTGCCTTCGCCATTATGAGCCGGCCGGGTGAAGCCACGTTGTTCAACATTCTCATGGAAGATGGGGGTGTCTGGTGGGGTGTGCCCATCAGTGCCTTGTGCTGGCAGGAATGTGAACATCGTCCTTTGGAACAATTGCAACTCTGGAATTCTTTCAGCTACAACGTGAGTGTAACCACATTTGCCGCCTTGAGCCATTTGTCATGCATCTATTATGATAGAGACAATGTGAAACATGCGGGTGAATATCTATTCACCATAGATTGGAGTCAGGGTGATTATTCAGAATTGCGCTATGGCTATGCCGAAACAGCAGACAATCATAAATGCGGGCATGTGATAAAGTTGGATTCCGGGCATTTCGCCATTCAACCCAATAATCGAATGCGCTTCTTTGATCCCAGCTTCACGGTGAAGAAAGACTTGGTGGTGCACCGCCTCATCTCCGATAAGAAATATCGTGTGGAGAACACACCGAAATATTCCACGGAAGATAGTAACAAATTCTATTACGACATTATCCGGGATGAAACTTTATGACTATACAGAAATTCAATCGAGGTGATGTGGCGGAAGCCATACTGGGTGCCACTCTAGTGGCAAAATTTCTTCAAGTGGAACGTGAACAAGGTGATGCTCCAAAATTAATCCATGCTCAAGTGGATGATGTCTTGGATGATTTCTTTAGCAAAGCCACAATGGTGTCATATACATTAAATGATATTTCCGCTGTGAAGGGTAAGGTGGTGCTAGATAATGTTCGTTTCTATGTAAACATTCCCACTCCTGCCAAGATGTTATTGCAACAACGAAACAATAGAACTGTAGTGAATGATTTATATGATTCCGCAATTCAGTATGTGGAGGATACATGGGAATCTGAAATCATTGAATTGTTGGGCAATCAAACACCTGATGATGTTGCCATTATTTCTGATGGTGTAGGGGATCAAAAGGGTACTAAGGCGGATATTAAAATCACGGTGAATAATAAACCGTATAAGCGACAAATTTCATTGAAGGTGGGTGGAGGCGAGCAGTTTGCACAAATCTCAGGTGATGAATTTCTAAAGCAAACAAAACTCTGGAAAGACATTCTAGGATTGAACATCGCACATCTAGAAAATGAATATAATGCCACACTTCGTTATGATAAAAAAGAATTGTTTTCAAGCCGCGAAGATGTACGTTTGGCAGCACTGAAAAATATGATTAAAACCGCTGTGGGCGCTGTGTATAAAGAAGCCGCAGTGCAAATGAAACAATTTGTTTCTAGTAACAATAAACCGTTCTATGAGAACATTGCCAAATTGGTATATCAAGGTGCCACGTTGGGTGATGCCAGTATTGAATTGGTGAAGTTGGAAAATAGAAAATATAAAAATTTAAAATTCTCTGATGCTGACTTCATTAACATTTACTCCACTCGTTTGAAAAATGCCAAACTCATTGTGAAAGTCTCAGAATCAGGAGATCCCAAAGTTCAGCTCTATGCCGAATCTATGACACCCGCCAACTTAATCGTACAAATTCGTGCCAAGGTGGAAGCTGCCTCACGAACCACAAAGGCAGGCAAAACATATTCACCATATTTACGTAATCTAGTTGAGGCGGGCCCTAAAATGTTTTCGCTTATTTAGGACTTGACATTTTCACGTAACATAGATATATTATAGATATATTTTCATCATGGAGGTGTTTATGCGCACTTGTGTTCGTTGCAAATGTTATATTCCTAATGCACGTCTTGAAATACTCCCTGACACACAAACATGTGTGGGATGTTCGGGTGTTCAGAAATATGTAGGCGCCATGGTGTATGACCACAAGACGGCAGGACGATTGGAATTTGTCCGCCCAGAAAACACACAAGCAGTACAAACTTTAATTCGTTTTGTTAACCGAGGACGATAATGAATATTCACGTAACTGATAACGCCATCACAGAACTCCGTGCCAACAAGGAGCATGATGTTCAACATTATCGCATGGGTGTCATGCCCGGCGGATGTTCAGGATTTAAATATACACTCATGTTGGAAGATGTTGCTGCCGATGATGATGTGCTCATTGATGCCGCCGCCGATGTGAAAATCATTGTTGATCCTTTCTCAGCGCAATATCTTGAAGGTGCTGAATTGGATTATGTCAAGACATTGACGGAATCCGGATTTACATTTAAAAATCCCAACGCCACAGGCGGATGCGGATGTGGGTCAAGTTTCTCGGCATAACTACACATAGGATTATATTATGATTAAACATGCAGACATTGTAATTGATTTACAGGCAGGTGACACAGGAAAGGGTAAGGTGTCACATCATTTGGCAAAACAGCGTGACTATGATGTAGTCTTACGTTTCAATGGCGGCGCCAATGCCGGACACACCATCTATCATGAAGGACAAAAGGTGGTGACACATCAAGTTCCTGTGGGGGTGTTCTACAACATTCCCTGCATTATTGGTCCTGGGTGTGTCGTAAATATTCCAGCCTTGGTTGAAGAAATTAACATGTTGAAGAAATTGGGATTTGAAACCAACATTTATGTTGATAAGCGTTGTCACATCACGGCACCCGCCCATATTGCCGAAGATGGTCAAGATAATAAAATTGGGACAACACGCCAAGGCATTGGTCCCACCTATCGGGACAAGTATGCCCGTACAGGAAATCGTCTGGGTGATTTAGTTACATTCAATGATTTCACCCGGCCCTATGGCGTAATTGATGTTGCCCAATATTTTTTTCAGATGCCGCGTGAATTAACTGTATTGTGTGAGGGAGCTCAAGGATTTCAAATTGACATTGATTGGGGAGATTATCCCTATGTCACAAGTTCACATTGCACAACAGGCGCCGTGGCATTGAATGGTATTGCTCCGCGCACATGGCGCAATGTGTATGGTGTCATGAAGGCATATGAAACCTACTCAGGATTTAAAACACATTACACACAAGATGATGCTGTGTTTGCATCCATTCAAGAAGTGGGGCAAGAATTTGGCGCCACGACAGGCAGAAAGCGACAGGTGCGCTGGTTACATCTTGATGATGTCATTCAAGCCATGCATGTGAATGACGTTACAGATTTAATTATCAACAAGGTGGATGTATTGGAAGTAGTGGGTGTGTTTGGTGTTGTGCATCAAGGAACAAATCATATGTTCCGTAATGTTGATGATTTTAGGCGATTTGTAGAAAGGACAATTCGTAATGAATATAAGTATAAACTGAATAGCATTGTTTGGTCAACTTCACCGGAGACAGTAT